TAGCGATTGAACGGGCAGTAGTAAACGACCCTTATGATTCATCTGGCTCGGACATCTCTACCACCCGTTTAATCGCACCCCCTAGAATTGTTGCCCTTCAAAAAAAACATCAAAATGAAATAGAAGAAGATGTTGCTGATAGGATCTGGTCTTTATTAGGACAATCGGTTCATCATATAATTGAACGATCAGCAGAAAATACTAATGATATATCTGAAGTTAGATTGTTTTATAAGGATGATGACATTACCAATGGGTGGACTTTATCTGGGCAGCTAGATTATTTATCGTCAGAAGGTGAGTTAATGGATTTTAAAGTAACTTCTGCTTGGTCAGCTTTAGATGCAATGACAAAAGGAAAAGATGAATGGGAAGAACAACTGAATGTTCTTAATTTCTTATGCCGAAAAAACCCAGATAAAATAAATAACATATCTGTTAACAGTATGTTCATATTAGCAATATTAAGAGATTGGTCTAAATTAAAGGTTATGCAATCTGATAATTACCCTAAAAAACAAATAGTTAAAATACCTATTAGGTTGTGGTCAGAAGAAGAACAAGAACATTTTATTAGACAACGAATATTATTACATCAGAATACTACTACTGCTAAAGAGTTAATTAAATGCACTCCTAAAGAAATGTGGAGAAAAGAAGATGTATTTGCTGTTATGAAAGATGGCAGAAAATCTGCATTAAGACTTCTACCTACAATGGAAAAAGCCAAGCAATATCTAAAAGATAACAATATGGTTGAAAATAAAGGATGTTGTATTGTTCATAGACTTGGCGAGAATGTAAGATGTAATAACTATTGTAGTGTTAATAAATTCTGCGATCAATTTACTAGCGATAATTAGACTTGGGAGATAATTTCTTCCTGTGATTTAAAGGTCTAGGTTTAGTCCTTCTCCTAGTCTTTGTTCTAAATAAAATTTCTACTTTTTGTTTTTTAGGCATAACCTAAATTAGATTATAGTTGCTATTTTTTTTAAATCAATTACTATGATTAAAACAAAGCAGGAAAATTTACAATGTGGAATAAAATTAAAAATAACATTGAAGAAATTACAACGAACTGGACAATTTATAATTGGATTGAGATTAGTTTGTTGTTAGTAATTCTTTGGAATGTTTGGTAAATGTTTCAGGCAATAATTGGACCTGTTGCTAACCTTGTAGGTACTTATATAAAAGGAAAGCAGGAAAAAGCTAGACTTAAAACAGAAGTAGAGCTTACCAAACTCCAAGCAACTAAAACTAAAATTGAAAAAGATGGGAACTGGGATGAAGCAGCTATGTCAGCTAGTGATAATTCCTGGAAAGACGAAGCATGGACACTAACATTCATTGCTATTATACTTGCTAGTTTTATACCTGCACTTCAACCTTTTATGAAACAAGGATTTGTTTTTCTTAAAAATGATTGTCCTGATTGGATTTCGTACGGAATTTTGGCAAGTATTGCAGGATCGTTCGGACTTAAAAGCATAGCACAATTTAGAAAATAATGTTTTACAATTTAGAAGAATGTAAAGAACGCATAAAAACTCACGAAGGTTTTTGCAATACTGTTTATCAAGATACTCTTGGAAAAAGAACAGTTGGATATGGTCATCTTTGCACAGTTGATGAAAATTGGAAAGATAGTGAGGTTTATGATTTAGCATATCTTAATGATGTTTTTGAAATAGACTTTATGGAAGCTACAAAACAAGCAGAAGAATTAATAGGTGATCTTATTTTGGAAAAAGATGCAAACGAAATTATATTAGAAATGGTATTTCAATTAGGTAAAACAGGTGTAAGTAAATTTAAAAATATGTGGTCAGCTTTAAAAAACAATGATTATAAAAAAGCAGCTGATGAAATGTTAGATTCTAAATGGGCAAAACAAACTCCACAACGAGCTGAATCCCTTGCTGACATTATGAAATCCCTTGCATAATGCCCTAAATGTGCTACTTTTACCCTGTGGATAACTTGGTAATATAATGCACAAAAAGATTTTAGTAATTAGTGATTTACATATTCCTTATCATCACAAGGATAGTTTTAGTTTTCTCAAAGCAATTAAAAAAGAATATAAACCTGACTTTATAGTTAACATAGGTGATATGTTAGACTTCCACGCAATTAATATGCACACACACGATCCTGATTTATATTCACCCGGACAGGAATTAAAAGTAGCAAAAGAATATGTTGCTGAATTAGAAAATATTTTCCCTGAAGTAATAGAAGTTGATTCCAATCATTCAAGTTTAGTATATAGACGAGCTTTAAAATATGGAATGAGCCGACAGTTTTTAAAAGACTATGGGGATTTTTTAGGAACAAAGAAATGGAAATGGGTTGATGATTTAACATTACCAATGTCAAACGGACAAAGATGTTTTTTTACACATGGCAGGGCAGCAGATGTCTTGAAAGTATCGCAAACTATGGGCATGTCGGCAGTTCAAGGACATTATCATACAAAATTTACAATTCAATGGTGGGCAAATCAAAATAATCTTTCTTTTGAAATGAAGGTGGGTGTTTTAATTAATCAAAAAAGAATGGCTTTTAATAATGCAAAGAATTTTAAAACACGTTTTATTTTAGGTTGTGGTATTATAATTAACGGAATCCCAAGACTTTTACCTATGATTTTAAATAATAATGGAAACTGGAATAAACAATTAGTTTAATAAATAATTAAACTCCATTACTATTACACTAACTGCAATTATACTTATTCCTATTGCAATAAGCATATCCCTTCTTTTCTTTCTTTCTTTTATTTGTTTTTGCAATGCTTCTTTATGCAATTTTCTTTGATGAGCAATTTCTTCTTGGAGCATTTCCCATTGTTTCAATCCATTAGGTGCATAAAGCAAAAAGATTTCACGCAATTCATCTTTCATTTTTTTTATTTCCATTTTGCGTAAATGTGCAGCAATGGCATTTTGTTCAATACTACTAAATTTACCAAACATACTTTTTCCTTTATTATTAGAATGTATATCTATATGTGATTCAGCATTTGCCCATTTTAATACAGGACTAGCCAAATCGGTTAAATCTTTACCAACTTTTATTCCTTGTTGAATTATAGATATTGCAGATTTAGTAGCTGCAAATGCTGTAATTGGATCTATTAACATAAATTACTTTCATAATGCTTTTGCAAATATAGCAAACATTAATCCTAAAATGGAAGCAGTTGAAGCCATTATTAATAGTTCTAGTCTTTTTATTCTACTTTCTAGTTTATCCAAAGATGTTTTTGTCATATCTCTATACACAGCACATTCCCTTTCATGAGCTTCAAGTTCTGCTGCCACATCTTGCAAAGTTCTAGTGTCCATTTTTTTTATATCCCCATCTGTTTTCAGATAGATCATTTACTCTTTTAGTTTCAGCAGGAATTTTTATCATAAAATATTTTGACAAAATAATTATATCTTTTGTTGCCATCATCTTTTATACCCTTTTATATCTTCATCATCTGGTAATGTGTCCATTGTTGCTTTAGTTTTAACGGATTTATCTTCATTATATTCTGTAACAAATAATGCTTTTAATTTATCAAGAGTATCACAATTACTAATAGCTGTAACAATCTCATCTGATTTAGTTCTAACAGATGCCCTAAAAGTCGTAACATCACTTGCAATAGATTTACTAGATACTTCAGCTTTTCTAACAATCATCCAATCTGTAGGTATTAATAAATCAGTTGCTTGTTTTTGTATTTGTGCTGTATATGTTTTTTTTAGATCATCTAAATCCTTATCTTTTTTATTAATAGTTTCTGTAACTGTACCTTTAGAATCATCTACTTTATAAGATGTAGTTGTTGCAGTTTCAAACTTATCATCTGGTGTTGATCCAGATATAAACTCATATACTCCAATAGCTTTAAGATCACTAGAACTCCAATGCGTAAATATATCTTTAGGATGCCTAACTTCTCCTACAGTAATTGATTTAGGACTTCCTATTATTTCTATAACTTGACTTGCTTTTACTAATGCCCACATAATATCTCCTTATACCATAATCATAAAAAATTATCTAGCAGTAACTGGATTAGTTCCATCACCTACAAATGGATGTTCAGCAAATGACATATAAATATAAGTTACTCCTGTATTATTCATACCATACCCAGTTTCTTGTCTTAATTTAAACCCATTACTCAAAAAGTCCGTACCTCTGGTTGT